TTGAACCAAATAATTATGGGAGGGTAGCATCTTGAAAAAATCTAATGTAAAACTTAAAAAAGTTTTTTATACAAACAGTGATTCTTCTGATATGCCACCAATAATAATGAGTTCTTTTGGTAGGGAGCATTTAAGCAATGCTCTTCATAAGTTATTTATGGATTTTGGTATATCTGCTCTTTATGAAAGGGATGAAGTAGATACTGAGGCTTGGGATACTTTTTGTGATGTTGAATATATTTTGGTTAAGTATTTCGTTGAGCTTATTAATCAGTATCCAATGCTTCTTGAAGAGGAGGTGAAATCATTATGAATCAAGTCATAGATAGAATCGTTAAGCTATTAGCATCAGGATTAAATCGTGATGAGGTGTATAAAGATATTTACAGCAAATGCACACTGTCAGTGCAAACAAAAAGTCAGAAGCAACAGCTAGCTGATTTGATTGCACAGATTGATTCAAGGTCTGTGTTTGCTGTTGGCATAATACCAACTGAAGAAAGGAGGCATCATGAGTGCATGGTTGTGTAGTCCCAATCACATTGGGGAAATATGCAGAAGGTCCGGACAGGTCTCTGGCTATAATCCTATAACCAAAGAGAGATATGATATGGATGCTTCTACGTTAGCAGGTCTGCTTGCTCATCAAAACTTGTTGAGCTTGCAGGCTAGATATCCTGAAATGTGGGAAGATTTTCTTTCCCCGTTTGAGGGTGAGGACGCAAACGAAAGAAAAATTAATTTCATTTGGCAGTGTCAACAACAAGCAAAACAGTTGCCTAAGAAGAGCAAGCAAGATTGTGTTGGTTTAATTAGATCATACCGATATCAAGCTTGTGAAACAGACAACTGGATTGAAACCGATAGCTATTGGATTATTGAGGGAATCCTTGATGATCTTTATAGCGATTTAGTTGAAACAACTCTTTGGAGTTTTGAAGATGAGGAGGTGACTAATGAGAGTTAAACTAGATGGTGAAGAAGTAGCAGAAGCAATTCTTAGATATATCAGCACAGAACTTGGTACTGAGCTCAGTGCTATTGATTATCCAACGATTGAAATAGGTAAGAAAATTTATGATTTAAATTTTGAAACTGATGTAAGTCTTTGGGTTTTTAAGGAGGAAAAAAATGTCTAAGTCTATTGTCTTTACAAAGAAGGAGCTCTGGTTAAATCAGGCTCCTTCATTTAATTTCGAACTTGATCAAGACCAACTATTGGACAAAGCTTTAAACGCAGGTTTTGTAAAAGAGATTGGTGAAGATCAATATCAAGTAAATTCTAATTACGGAGAAGAATAATGATATGTCAAAGATGCGATGGTAAAACTAGAGTTTATGACGTTAGACCTATGGAAGGATCGGAAGGCAGGGTTCTTTACCGTAGAAGAAAGTGCTTGAAATGTGAATATAAATTCATTACGTTTGAAGAGAGTCACAACCGAAGGAGGGCAAAATGACTAATTTCGATGCCATAATGATAGCTGAAGGAGTGCATAAACCAGAATCTAGAGAAGAGTATTTAGAGGCATGGCAACAACTGGTTAACACTGGTTTAGCATGGACCCTTCAGGGAAGCTTTGGAAGGATGGCACAATCTCTTATTGAGAGTGGTGATATTCTTTCCAAAGAGGATTGGGATCGTGAGCGTAAGCTTGATGATCCTGCCAGCTACATAACTTGATTTTTCTGTCAATACTAAGGCTGAAAATAAAGTTAATTTATAAGCTACCTATTCATTGAGTGGGTAGCTTTTTTTCTATAAGATGGAAGACCTATGTTAATCAAAGAAGCCATCGTCAAAGTAGCCAGAGAACTTAAAAGAGAAAAAGAAATTGAGTATCAAGATTCAAGTATTCTCGATGGCTATCCTCAAGATCTTAACGAAGAAGAAATCAGGCAAGCCATGGTAGCTCTATCTGCCGTATCTGATGTTATCTTTAAACTACAATAGATCGATATTCTTGTAAGCATCCTCAAAATTATTTCCTAGTTTAGACCATTCAAGATCACCACTAAGCTTATAAATCCATCCTGAGACTTTATGCTTACGTCCATAAGGGTTCTTAGGTACCCACTTAAGTTTTACCCTGTCAAAACCCCTTTCTGTAAATCTACTTATTAGCTCTTCTTTCTTGCTCATAAATTTCCTCCCAGTATTCTTCATACATGGGTCTAAATTCTTCTAGGGTGGGAATGGATAACTTGGGAGTTGACCTAAAGGTTTTTATGTACCTTCTATAGGCAGTCTTTAGTTGGTCCTCCGTGTACAATAACATTCATCAGTGTATAGTTACTCTCTCATCGTTATCATAAACGAAAACGTCTTCTAATTCACCTATAACTTCTACACCTAACTCTTCAGCCGCAAGGTCTGCTTCTTCTATTGTTGGTGCAAAAATTCTTGGTCCGCTGTATGTCTGTCCTTCTTTAGTGAATTCTGTAAGAAAGATTTTCATTTTTTTGGTGGTGATTTTTTACTGCCGCCTTTACCTGCCCATAAGTCTTTACGTGCCCAATAGTTGGCTGAGAATTTATCGTTCTTCGTAAGTTGCCCAGATTTATTTCGAATACCGCCTGATCGAGCAAGATAGCTCCTGCGAGCCGAATCAGAATAGTTATGCCCGTAAGATTTGTGCCCGTAATTAACGACTTTGATTTGATCACCTTTTTTTGCCAGTACTGTTTTTTTATAATTGCCAGAACCAGAATACTTTTTAGGCTTGTTGAAACCGGGATATTTTTTCCCCCGATACATTACACCATCAGAAACTCTTTTAGCATCACTTGCTTTTGCCATATGTTCTCCTTGCTTTACGGGCTTTCTTTGTATTAGGCACGTATTGTTTACCCTTCTTCATACCTTTTCTTTTCTTTGCCGAAGTAGCTCGGTACTCAGCAGGGCTAAGAGCATCAATCGCTTTCTTGGGAAGATATCTTTCTCCCGTAGCACTTTTGCCTTGAACTGATGGTTTACCTGATTTGGTTCCCCATTGTTGTTTAGTCCAAAGTTTAAGGGATTTTTGCGATTTACGTAATGCCATTATACAAATTAGTTATAGTTATTTATTAATTTTATTTATGGCAAAGATCTTTGATCCATTTCCATAGAGCTGAACAACCATTCTTGATCCAACCCCATACAACGGAACAGCACCATACCATTTGTTTCCACCACCATTTGCAACCTTGCCAAACAAAGCTACATAGCATTAGAAACCATCTTTTTAAATCATCATATGAATACATTATTTTTTACTCCAAGGTTTATAAACGAAAAGGGAAGCAAGCACAAAGGTACCTAAACCAGTAGCTAAAGCTTCACCTAAAAACCCACCAAAATGAGATGGGTGTGAAAGCAAGTCTGCAACTACAGCAGACAATCCAAGAACCATAGGATTAAACCATTTAAATCTATATAGGTTACTAAACCAAATAAAACTGCTTAGTGCTGCTATAACAGCGGCTAAAAATCCTGTGACATTTGCTTTCCAGAAGTGATCAAAAGTTAAAGCTGTTAGATCACCTTGTACCATCATTGGGTAGCAAACAGCAAATGCTTTGCCCCAGTTGTTAAAAAATTCTTTTACTTCATTCATTGTTTTTTCTCTAATTCTTTTTTATAAAAAGCTAATTCTGTTTCAAGCTTTAATACTTCTTTCTCTAATTCTATAACCTGTTCTTCTATTTTTCTAATGTCTGGAAAAACATAATTGTTTTGATTGCCCCTTAAGTTTCTTATCTCTTGTGAGTTAAAGTCTATCTTTTCATTGGTATTAGCATATCCCCAGACAGCCGCAGAACAAAGAACAACTATTTGTAATAGGTAAGCAAGAGAAATCTTTACGGTAGACTTATTATTTACTTCTGCAAGGTCGCTCATCTATAGCCTCCGCCAGCTGCTTTATATTCTCTAGCTAGCATTTGAGCTTTACGAGCTGACCATTGTCCAGCCCTACCACCTTTACTCCCAGCCAAGATCTTATTAAAAAGTCTTTTACGCATTGCTGGTTTAGTGTAGTTGCCTGCTTCGTTTACTCTACTTTTTCTTTTTTTTGCCGGACTTTTTCTTTTTGCTGCCATAGCCTTTACCGTAATTACCCATTATTTCCTCCAAAACTTTTTAGCTTTGATTTTTGCTTTATTAGATAACTCTCCGTAATGAAAAAGTCTAACACTACTAGAGCTGTGTTTTGTTCCAGAGTGCAAAGAGCCATCAGGCATCTTATGTGTGCCGCCTCTGTGGAGAGTTCCGTCTTTCTTGTAGTGGTTTACGCCTTTCATTTCTTAAATAATCTTACGACCCTATGATACACCATGTTCTTCATGCCTTTCAAAGATCGTGTATGCTCTGGTAATTCATCCCAAGCTTTCTTTCTTTCCTCCCGAGTAGGCAGGCTAGCGATGGTCTTAGGAAGAGCCATTTGCATACATAAAAGGTATAACAAATCGTGTGCTTTTTCATCAACATCAGAGATGTAATCCATTCTTTCTTTGTGGGATTTAAGTTTGCTTATTTGATGGGCATAAGCAAGTGAATCGAGACCGCCCCAACGATCAACGTGTTTCATGTTTTTTAAAATAAACTCTGGTTAGATACCTTCGTATTATGGCAGTGGCTGTGAGAACGCCTGTGGTCCATGCGGTAATAACAAAAGCACTATCTGTGAATAGCAAAACAAGATACACCACCAGCCAACTTAAAGGGAAATTGATGGTCAAGCCCAGCAGTGTATCTGTAATGCTTTCTATTAATGAACTTCTATCAAGTTTTTTTCTTGTCCTTTTTCTCATCCTTTTTTCCATACACCCGTTCCCAATTAGCGAACCACTCGGCTTCGCTGATTTGTCTAGGGCGTTGCTTTGATCCTTTACCCATTATCCTTGTCCTCTATATTTTTTAAAATTACGTTTATAGTTTTTGTTCATAGATGAAGTAGCTAAGTTCCTTCTACCCTGTGAAGTCTTCTTGCCTCTTACACCACAAACTGATTCGTGATTTATTAGTGTGTTACTCTTCTTCGCCATAGTGATCGTGATGATACAACGCTAGTATTCCGTAGTGAATAATTTTTAAAATATCTTTTCTGTTTCTTCCTTCTTTCTTCCCGTATCGAGCAGGCAGTTTTTGTAAATTGCCGAAGATAAATCCTTCACCATGTCCTGACTCCATAATACCATCCAATGCTTGAAAGTTATTTTTAGTTACATAGTGCTGACCATAAGTGCCATCAATATATTTCTTAACTTCTTTCAAATATTTTTCTTCTTTAAATTTATACTGCATTTAAAACCTCCTTCACACGTTGTAGCAGTTCCTCTTCCGTTCCATATCTTTTGACAAACTCAGCTTTGTAAGGATGTCGTGATACATAAGTATCGTTGTTAACTCCCTCTCTGTGATGATGGAAACAAAGAGGGATAGTTTTTAAGTGAGCTTCAGGTTTGGTCTTACCATCTATATGGTGCACCTCAGCTGGAGTCTCACAATCTAAATGCAATCTACAAACTATACACCCTAGCTGGCATATCGAATCCATCCATTGTTTCTCTAACTTGTTTGGATTTCTGCCTTTCATATTGCTCGTATAAGAAATTTAAATTTTGATCTAGGTACTCATTATAAGATAAGCCTAGGTCTTTGTAATTTGTTTCTCTTCGAGTTAGGTATAAATAGTCTTGATGCATTCTACTGCAAAATTCACTAAATGATTCAAGCCCCATATCTACTCCTCTCCTGTCTTAGATTAGCCATCTTCGTTCTCCATTCCTCGAACTGCATATCAACTGCTGACTTCTCAGTTTGCAGTGCATCGAGGCTGGCTTTTGCCACAGCGACTTGCATAGTAGCTTCGCTGTACTCGTCTGATGCTTCAGCCTTAGATTTCTGAGCGTTATAGCTACGCTCTCCGTCCTCTTTAGCTTTACATAATTCAATCCAGAAAACCCTTTTAAGGTTAGCTTCTGATTTCAATACACTTATCCTAGCTTCAGATATTTTTGGAATAATATCTCTAAGCTGCTGATGGAAATTTTCAGATTGGTCCATAGTCCTCCTCTTCTTTTTTCCCGAATGCCACGTGCTCAGGGTCCATAAACTTCGATGAAGCACCATTGAAGCTTAACTGGAACTCACCTGTCTCGCCCATTCTGTTCTTTCTAATAATCACGTCTGCTAAACCTGTGTCTAGAGAATCGTAATACTCTTCTCTATATAACATTATAACCATGTCTGCGTCTTGTTCGATAGAGCCACTATCTCTAAGATCTGAAAGGACTGGGCGTTTGTCCGTTCTCGCTTCCACACCCCGATTCAATTGAGACAACGAGATTAATGGACAACCGACATCTTTAGCCAGCCCCTTCAGAAGATTTGAAATGTAAGTCATTGATGCTGTTCTACTATCAGAATTGCTTGGTGCTTTATTGCTAGTCATGAGCAACTGTAGATAGTCTATTACTATAAGATCAATGTCTTGAACAGCTTGTATTGCTTTTGTTTTATTGATAAGAGTTTCTATGGTGATAGGTGATTTGTCATAGACATAAAGATTCTTTTGATAAAGTTTTTCTTTAATCTTGTTGAACTTCATCCAGTCAACTTCATCCAACTCACCAGTCATCAGCTTGTCCATTTTTAGTGAAGACTCAGATGCAATAATCTTTTTGACTAGCTGTTCGTTGGTCATCTCTAGACTGAAGACCAAAACAGTTTTACCTGCCATAATATTATTT